ATCTCGCTCCCGACGGGCGGAAGTGGCGGCACGCTTTTTCAGAGCGTCCTGGGCCGTTTTGGCGGCTTGCTCAGCCACGGCCACTCGGGCGTGTAGCGAACGGATGTACCAGCCGGTCCCGGCCAGCAGCGCCACGGCGAGGATCAGACCTCCAAGCCGTTGTAGTCGAAGCATGGCTTCCTCCAGTTCTCGAAGCTCTCGCCGTGATCCATGGGCAGGCCGTGCTGGTCTTGCCAGAGGTGGATCATTTCGTGAGCCAGCGCCGCTCGGGCGAGGTTGACCGACAGGCGGTCGGAGATCAGGACACCATGGCCCCAGCACCAGCCCTCGTAGTCGGGGCCGGTGTAGCCCACGACACAAGGACGATACCCCACGGTGCCGCCGAAGATTTCACGGTTGAACTCGTGGAACCATTTGCGCAGCATGTGGTTGGTCAGCATCCAGACTCCCAGCCCTTGCGGTTGGCTTCGCGGCGAATGGCGAGGCCACGGAGTTCCACGCCCTTGGCATAGCGCCACTTGGGGAACTCGGCACCGGCGCCGTAGCAGTCGCCTGCGTTGATCTTCTTGAGCAGGGTAGAGCCAGCGAAGGCACCCTGCCCAACGTTGAACGTGAAGTCCACCAGCTCATCGTACTGGGTCTGCGTGAGCGGGACCTTGACGAGACGGCGGACGGCGGATTGGGCAATGGCCGTGTCCTCGTTCAGCAGCCGCTCGCAGGTGGACTGCGTGGCGGTGTCGCCCTTCTTGACTCCCTGCACGTGTCCAGCGCAGATGGTCCAGATCCCGACAGGGTCAGGGTAGGCGGTCTTGATGAAGCCGCCCTCACGGGTAGCCGTGGCGAGGAGCCCGGCAGCCGAGAGAGCGAGGACAGCAGCGGCCCGCTTGAGGACGGGCCCAGCCATTACGCGATGGCAGCGGCGGTGAAGGACGCCAGCTCGTTGCCTTCGGAGTCGCGGACACGGTCAGCCGCAGCGGGCTGGGTGTAGGCGATGGTGTGGGTACCGGCCGTCAGGGCGCCGGAGGCGGTGACCTTCAGGACGTTGCCGACGATGGCGATGGACTTGACCGTGCGGGCCGGGGCACCGCCGAAGGCGAAGGCCGACTTCACGCCACCCTTGGCCTCGCCCGACAGGGCGATCTCGACCGTGGTGTTGTCGGAGGTCGACAGCTTGCGGGTCACGACCGACAGGGTGACGGCGCGGACCAGCGGGGTCAGGGCAGCGGCGCAGGCGGTGAAGAACGCTTGCAGCTGCTTGGCGCGGGGCGACTTCTTGTCCGGGGTGGACTGGGCGCCGATCTGGACCTGCGAGATCATCATCGCGGCGAGGTTGCGCAGTTGCAGGCCGGAGGTGATCGGGCCGGGGGACGGGAGAGCATCGTAACGCATGTGGTTCCTTTCAGCGACGGCGTCGCAGCATTGAGTTACCCTGGCTCACTTGGCCGGGGGTCTTGTACCGATTGTGACCCAGGGGATCCTTGGTCAGTTCCTTCCACGCCCGATCCTTGGCAGCCTTCAGCTGCTTGTCGGAGTCACGGGACATGGCTTCTTGGAAATGCCGGGCGAGCCCTTCCAGTGCATCGGCCCGGTCGTCATGGACGAGGGCGTTGCGCTGGTTGGTCAGCTTGGCGAGTTGATAGAACAGCGAGTACGACTGCTGGGCGGCAGCGACGTAGGACTGGCAGTAGTGCTCATCCTCGCGCACGATGTCCTCGTGGAACACGATGGCCCCGCGACCCATCATGGGTGCGAGCGTGGCGATGATGCGGGCTTCCTTCTGACCGGACACCATGTCATCGTCGATCTGGCAAGTCGGCCACTCCTTGCGGAGCACCGGTGACAGGACTTCGCGGAACGCGCCGAAGCCCATGTTCTTCTCGATCTTGACGATGTCGACCTTGTACTCCTTGGCCTTGAGGGCCAGGAAGTTCAGCTTGTCGGGCGTGTAGCCACCAGCGATGCCGCCCACGGACAGCACGAACAACGTGCCGTTGAGCATGCCACCGATGGCCCACGCCGTCTCGTCACCATTCGCGCCACCAGCGGCGGGGTCGATGTACATGACGACGTGCTCGGGCTTGGCCGTCTCCGTCGATACCTCGTGGGGCATCGTCAGCTTGAAGGCGAAGCCCGCGGACTGGGCGTGTCGCAGCTTGTCCTCGGTCATGCCACGGACGACTTGCAGCGGCCAGCGATCCCCGGAGGGGCGCATCACGATGAGCAGCTCTGGCTTCAGCGGATACCGGAGGGCATCGCTCAGCGAGGTGTTCAGCATGTGCTGGAGCTGGAAGTAGGCAGTGCCCTGGTCCAGTTCCTTGGCTTGCAGCTTGTGCTCGTCCAGAATCACCGGGTCCATTGGCTGACCCTGGTCGCCCAGCAGCCCGCCACCAGTGCCCAGTTCGGGACGAGCGTCGAGACGTGCAGCGATGGTCGGGGCCAGATGGCTACCGTAGAACTTGCGCTGTTCAGGAGTCGGGTAACGGCCCGGCCAGATGCGGATGTGGACACCGCGACCTGGGAGGCTGTTGTAGATAGAGTCAAGAGTCTGGGGCGTTCCCAGCCAGATGATCCGACCCGTCGAGTTGATGGAGGTGAAGTCCTTGGTGATGTGCAGCAGCTTGGCCCGTTGCATGGGTGTGGCTGCGTTCTTCCCGGACTCCACGTCGTCGGCGATCAGCAGGTCGGCTCGCTTACCCTGGAGGTTGGAGTCGATACCGACGCAGGCCACGGAGGGCGACTTGTCGAGGCCCTTGAGGCTGTGGTGGATGTCGAAGGCTTCGACCGACGAGCGGTCGCCTGCCATCTTGTCCGGCACCATGCACTCCAGGATGTCCATCGTCGTGATCAGACGGACGACCAGGGTCGCGATCTCGGTGGCCTGCGTGCCGCCAGCGGAAATGATCAGGATGCGGTGGGCAGGGGAATGGATCAGGCACCACACTGCGTACAGTGCGGCAACCGTGGTCTTGGCCTGCCCACGCTGCGCCTCAACCATGAGGTACTGCGGGCCGTGCTCAAGCCATGCTCCGATCTCCTTCTGGATCTGCGTGGCCGAGAAGCCCAGCTCGATCATCCCATCTTCGAGGAAGGGGATGAAGGAGGGGTACTCAGCTTGCAGCAGTTCCAGACGCTCCCACCGGAGCTTTGCCAGCTCAGGGGATTCGCGCTGACTCATTGCATGAGACCGTCAGCGTTGACGCCCATCATGTGGTCCAGCTTGTCCTGGGCCTGTTGGACAGCGTCCTCGATGCCAGAGACGGTCTGCTTGCGGCGCAGGCGCTTGGCGGCCATGGCAGCTTGAAGGTCGGTCAGGGCTTCGTTCTTCGAGGCGCTGGCCGTGATGTTGTTGTTCTTCAGGAAGGTGATGCCCGCCATGAAGAAGGCGGCACTGGCCGTCCGCTTCAGCGGGGTCACACCGTCCTCAGCGAGGCCGATGGTTTCGCCGTCGCGAATGACCGTGGTCAGGCCACGGGCGATCTCGCCATGCAGCCCACCCAGGTCTTCTTCGGTAGCCTTGCTCATCGCATGAGTCCTTTCAGCCACTGGCTCAGACCCGCACGCACTTCCGGGAACAGCTTGTCCAGGATAGCGAGCAGGAGGTAGATGATGGTGAGGATGCTCACCCAGTCGTTCAGCGGGATGCCCGCGAAGTGCAGGCCCAAGACCGAGGTCGGCGGGGCCATCTTTGCCAATTCGGCCTTGGTGTCGTCCATGTTAATCCTGAGGTTTCTCCAGGCGAACCTGGAAGCGGTATTGCGAGTGCCACGCGGCGCGGACAAGCAGCTGATCGCCAGATGGGCCCACGATGTGGTCGACCTCATAGCGCTCACGCTGTACGCGACAATGCAGCATGGCCGAGTGCGTGTAGAAGAACAGCACGTCGGAGTTGCCCTCGTTGACCAAGCGAGGATCATCCACCCCAACCCTGACGCTGGTAGCGCCAGGGATGGTCATGGTGGTGTGTCGCTCGATACGAGAGTCGTAGTAGTAGAGGATGCCAGCGGTGGCGGTGGTCCAGGCGAGAACCACCGCCATGTTGGCATCGAAAGCGAGGCTCACCGTTTGAGCGCCGGGTGCCGGAGTGGTCCAGCGGATCACACCCTGCTCGTCGGCAACGATGATGTTGCTGCCCTCGATGGCTGCCGTCCAGCGTTGACTGGTACGCCCGATACCAGGGTCACCGATGTTCCGGCCACCGAGGACCGCCTCCACTGCCGGATCGTACGGTTCGTCGTACGGCGGCAGGAAGACAGCCCCGATGGGCCGAGGCGTCCACAGCGGGATCATGGGCTCCGCACCCAGCTGTGCCGGATGGTGATGGTGAACTGCTGGGTGTTGGTCTTCGGGATAGGGGACGCGAACTTGAACTGTCCGCAGGGCCAGCCCTGTCCTCCACCGAACGGGCGACCGCAGAAGAAGCCCAGCCCGCCGATGCCGCCCGTGACCACCTTGTCCGGGTTGAACACCACGACCGAATCGCGGTAGAACGACCCAGGCACGTAGGCGGGGAAGGACACCGTGCTGTAGCCAGCGTAGTCCGTGCCAGTCAGGTAGCCGGTGATCGGGCCGAGAGCCGCGTTGGCCGCGTAAATCTCGCAGGTGTTGATGTCGGCAGCGTGACTGGACTGAGCCCAACGCTGCGGGCCATCGCCCGCCCGGGCAGGCCGGAATGTGTACGGGTAGGCCGTACCGCTGACCGTCACCGAACCAGACACGTCGGTCAAAGGTTGGGTACAGGTCAAGCGGTAGTACACCGTCAGCTGGTCGATACTCGTCACCGTGATGGTGGTCGGGGTACCGGCACCGTCGATGATTCGGGCCCGGCTGAACAGGTTGTTGCCCGACGAGTCGCCGCACACACCCACCTCGGCGATGTTGCCGACCACCGACCCTTGCGGGAACTGGTACGACTTGTTGATCACCACGTTGTAGAGCGGAGCACCGGTACCGCTGACCACCTCGGACGTGTCCTGCACAGCAGGGCCGGTCTTGGCCTGAAGGGCGGTGTCGGACACTTGCGGGGTGGCAGTGCCGGTACCGACGACGCAGTACCAGATGCTTCCGTTGATGGAGGACGTGCCGATCTTGTCCATCCCCTTGTCGGTGATGAGGTTCTTCATCCAGCCTGTGGACTTCTCCTCCGACGTGCCTTGGTTGAGGACGAACATATATTCGCCACGGATACCGGTTACCACCTCGGTCATGTGAGGGTACCTCCTGGGAGTGATGCTGGTTGACGGGTCATCACATCGGGTGCCACGTCTCGCCAGTTGGTGTAGTTGATGTACGCGATGGTGACGACCAACGTGCCTGCTGTCAGGACTGCTGCGTTGCGTTGGGTCTTGTCCGGTGCCACGTCTCGCCAGTTCGTGTAGAAGATATCCTTGCGGGTTTCCTCGATCACGCCAGCGGTCAGGGCGGCCGGGTTACGGGCCATCTGCTCAGTGGTCGTGTACTGGATCAGGATGTCACGGAGAACACCCTCAGCCAGTTCAGCAGGGCTACGGGCAAACTCCTCGACCGGGAAGTTGCGGGTACCGCCGTCGGTGATTTCCGCAGCACTACGGCCCAGCCTGTCTTCGATAAAGAACGGTAGCAGCGTCGTCGTGTAGGTCAGGTCGCACTCGCACTCCGGCACCATCCGACTCATCAGCTCGCCCAGCTCCACGCTCACGAAGAACGAGTGCTTGGCAGATGGGGTCATGTTGGTCGCGGTGATCGTGGCCTTGTCCGCAGGGGACGAGACGTGGACCTCGCGAATGGTGCGGCGGAAGATGATCAGCCCATCCACGACACCGCCAAGGGTTGACAGGTCGAGGTAAAGCTGGTACTCTCCGTGCATGCGGAAAGGGGAC